CTCGGGTCCCCCTACGCTATCGGTTTACCTGGTAGCGGCAGGCGCTTCGCCTGGCCTCGATGGCCATGTTTCGGCAGTTGGTGCAGTATGAGCAATAGCAGATCTAGATCATTTGATGGGAGATACGGAATCACTGGAACGTACCAAACGTTCCCGCCTTTCCCTTCCTTCACTGTTCTATCTGCTACTGCGGGACCATACGGAACTTGCGACGACAGTGTAGCTGGGAGCCACGAAAAACGTGTGCCCCATGCCTTCCTATGCGTCCGCAAGGAGTCCAGGTTCCCTGCATACAACGGGATTCTTTACTCTGGCGTTAATAAGGTCAAGCAGCTTATAAACTGCCCAACCGACTACCGCCCTGGTGAACCATCCGTCAGGTCAAAGTTTGGTGATCTATCTCCGATAGACCAATCTAACTTAGCCTGGCAGTCCTTAGCAGCAACTAATCCTAATGTTGCTCATGTTTCTTTGCCCAGTTATTGGGCGGAACTAAAGGACTTGCCTGCTCTATGGCGTTCATGGGGAAGCGATTCCCTAGCTTATGCTGACCGGCTATGGCGCAAACTTGAGTTAAGCAATATCGCAAGCGATAAAGCTTTCCTCCGCCGCGCCCGTGCCCTAGCCGGGCACGAAGTCAGTATACATGAACGTGACCAGCTAAATAATCTCCTCCAGTTTCCTGGTAAGGCGAATATTTGGTATCGGTGGGGGTGGAAACCCCTCGTAGACGACATCCTGAAGATGTTTAGCTTCCAGACAGCCGCTTTACAGCGACTTATGTGGCTAAGCAAGCTCCAAGATGGGAAACGTGTCTTAAAGCGAAGAGCAACCATTCGTAATGCCTCGGATTCGGATACACCGACAACAGTTCAACTGAAGTCAGTGGGTGCCAACATCCAAGGCCGGCGCACCTGTACTTATACCGAGAAGGTATGGTGCAGCGTTCAGTGGAAACTGACGTCTGATACTCGTATACCCGGTGTCGGCCTGCAATTTGATCCCTTGTGGATTAAAGCGCATCAGCTTACTTACGGGCTTACGACTCAGGATGCTCTAGCCGCTCTTTGGCAGATAATGCCATGGAGTTGGTTCGCGGACTGGTTCTTACATGTGTCCACAATTATGGATGCTACGAAGAATACCATTCCTGTTACATCTGGTGACATATGCGTCATGCGACATACGAATGCCACGGCACGCGTAGAACAATTGACAAGTAGTCCCGACGCAGGCTGGTGTAAACCTACGGGTTTTCATGTCTGCACGGAGGATAGGAAGCAACGGCTAGTTGTCTCTCCTATACTGCCCTTTGCGCCGTCCATGATGCCCGTTTTCACTACGGGTCAATGGTCGATTCTTGGCTCATTAGCGTTTCTGCGGTTAACCGCTCGCGCTATATAAGTGCGAGCAGACCAGTTAACTCAGTTTCTCTATTTGTCAGGAGCTCCTTATGCTTGGAAGTACGTTTGTTTTGGCATTGACATCTGGATCAAAGACCCTCCCCCTGGTTAACCAGGATGGGTACTCGTCGGAGTATTACCTTCGAGAATCTTTGGTGTCATACCGGGTGCAAGTTCGACATTCGAACTTCACTAAGGCGGGGTTAACGTACGACCGCCACAACGTGACGGCAACTCGCACGACTTTTGCGACTGCTACTGCGCCGGAAATCGAGAACACCGTGAGCTATACCCACTCGGTAACACCGGGTGATACGTTCGTGGAAGTTGGCAATGCATTAGTAGGTTGGGTTGAGACGTCTGTCTCAGTCACTGCGGCTACCAACGCAAACTTGATTAAGCTACTTGGCTGGGAAAGTTAGTCTCATACTAACACTCGGCTTGGTATGCTTATACCAACACGGTTGTAATACCGTGATAACATAAGCGTTACGTTCGACGATGTGGAGGTATTTCTTGGGAAAGGCCAAGTATGCTTAAAAGCCACGCCGAGGAGTTGCTGTTCGTGTATGGATGTCTGTTCTATGACATCAAATGCACGTACCCTACACTACGAGAGTCACTGGATAAGGATCTAGCTACTCTCGGCCGTCTCTATGCCGAACGGGGGATCCATCTATTTTGTATAGATCTCCCTGAGGTTGGCAAGCACCTTGATCGGTGCGTGTCAGAAGGCATGTATAGTGCTACTGGTATACCGCTCACAAAGCGGTGTCCTAAGAGCATTATGTACCCGGAGTTCCTTTCAGGGCTCTGGGGTCTTGTCTTTAATGATGACGGTTACTTGAAAGGAGATGCAGATGTTGAAGCTCTTCTTCTTATGCGTCAGGTTTATTACCTCGCTAAGAAAGTGAGAATCGACTGCAGCGTTGAATTGGTCTCTGACGCTGTCAGAGAATTCCACGCGATCGACCTTTCTCTTCCAGAACCTGAACAGTTTTGGTCTAGAGAGGAAGCGCTTTATGACCCCGAAACCTTCCAAGGTTTCAGTAGATCTTTGATCTACAAGGGTAAAACGCTTGCTTGTGGAGTCAAGCTCGATATCTTTCTGAGAAGATTGGACGAAGTGTCTAATCTGATCGGCTCCGTCCTAGGGCCTTATAAGCCTGAAGATTGGAGTTTCAAGCACGGCCCAGGTGTCGTTTCTGAGCGTAAGGGCGCAGTTAACAAATACGAATTTGTTAACTGGTCTGATCGCCTGGAAAGCGTGTACCCCGTTGCCGATTTCGGCTTCTATAACCATCATGGTTGGGGTTGGTGGACGATGTTAAACGGCTGTATGACCTCGAAAGAGCCTTACAGTCGGATGATATCTGTGCAGAAGACACTCAGTGGACCGCGGCTCATAGCCGCAGAACCTACTGAACACATGTGGTGCCAACAGAACCTGTGGCACTACTTTCGTACTCGCGTACAGAATACCTGGATAGCCAAGTTTGTTCGGTTTACCGATCAGACTCGGAACCAGAAGCTATGTAAGCGAGCGTCTTGCACGGGCACCCTCGCTACGCTTGATCTCTCAAGTGCTAGCGATCGTGTCAGCTGCCACTTCGTAGGCCAGCTGTTCAGGAGTAATCTTGGACTTCTGGAAGCCCTGCGATCGACACGTACCCGTTTCATCACGCAGGATTTGGCACATGATGTGCCTCCGTTGATGACGCTGAAGAAATTCAGTACGATGGGTAATGCCTGTACCTTCCCTGTTGAGTCTCTAGGCTTTCTTGCTGTTATTTTGGCATCAATCGCAGTTGTGCGGAAGATGCCTGTAACCGTTGAAAACCTATGCTCTCTCGAGGAAGAGGTCGCCGTCTTTGGGGACGACCTTGTCGTCCCTATCGACTGTAGGGAGCTATGTTGTGAGGGACTTGAAGTACTTGACTTCAAGGTTAACACTCGGAAGTCTTTCTGGAATGGGAATTTCAGAGAGAGTTGCGGTGTTGACGCCTATCGGGGAGTTGATATAACCCCGGTATACTGGCGCTCTATCACAACTAGCGAACCAGAATCGATAGTAAGTGCAGTTGAGGTCAGGAACTCCTTTTATAAAAGGGGATTCTGGTCAACAGCCGAGCACATTGCGTCGACCGTTCCACGGGGAGGAATCCCCGTGGTAAAAATCGGTTCTGGAGTCTTTGGCTTCGAGAACTTTGGAGGTCCCTGTTTGTACGGCCACAAGCGTCGTATTAACGTTGATCTTCATCGTGATGAAGTCTATGTGCTGCGCGCAAGCTCGGTACGTAGGTTTCTCGAAGCAAGAGACGACTCTGTTCTCCTTCAGTTTTTCACTGAAGCCCCCGAGCCACATCTTCCTTGGAAGGGTGGAGTAGGACAGAGACCAAAGCTACGGCTAGCTATGGTGTGGGCAGATACTGGCGAGGTCATCTCCTAATTGACCGGCCCTTGAAGCCCTCGGGAAGTATGGG